AGAGAACAGGCTACCGCACAGCAGCTAGCCCTCTGTAACAGCGCAGTTAACTGTGAAGAACAGGGGTTAACCGGAGGTTACGTTAAGGACATAGGTGAGTGTGTAGACCCTGACCCTAATGACTGCGAAGGACAAAACAAGGCCATCAAGAGCGATGGAACTTGTGGTGAGTGTTTAGATGCATCACAGAAGGATTTTGGTCAAGGTTGTGTAGCTGTTTGTGAGTACGACGAAAGCCTCCCAGAAGACTCTCCTGACTGTAAGGAACCTTGGACTGACCAAGGGGAGACTGAGGATCAGTGTGCAGCCCTTGGGCGTCTACACGTACCCGGAGATGCCGCTACAGAGACCGATAGCTCCTGTGGTGGTTGTTTACCTACACACATAGACGAAGACGGTACTTGTACAGAGTGGACTGATGGTGGCGATACAGAAGAAGAGTGTACTGCTCAAAACAGAGTCTATAGGCCTAGCAATGGTATAGGGAAGGATAGTTCCTGTGGTGGTTGCTTGGATGGTTATGAACTCGTAAACGGAGAGTGCGAAGAGGAAGGTTTTGAGCCACCTTGTCCGGGCAAGCAAGTTAGGAACGAAGAAACTAGGGAGTGTGAAGATCCGGACCCCGGTTTTAAAGAAGGAGACCCCTGTACTACTGAAGATGGTAAGGCAGGAACTTACGACTCCGAGGGCGAATGTGTTCCTGACTGGGAAAACACAGGCCCTACTGTAGCACAATGTCAAGAACTAAATAAAACACATATTCCTGCTGATCCCTCAGAAGGGACTATTAGCGCTTGTGGAGACTGTCTGAACTCTACATGGAATCCTATAGGAGCCGAAGGCGAGTGTGTAGCCCCTGTGACGTGCTGGGACGAAAGTACAGCAGCCACAGAAGCAGAGTGTCCTGAAGAGCCTCAGATTGAATGCTGGGACGGTGAGATAGTCAACGATGAATCAAAGTGTTCTCAGGAGCCTCCTGAGGTAGACTGTGCTTCTCAGAATAAGGTACAAGAGACACCTTACGAGTGCGGAGGCTGCTTACCTAACTTTGAGCTTAACCCTGATAGTCAGGAGTGCGAAGAGCCTGAGGAAGACCCTAACAACTGTGCAGCCCAAGGTAAGACTCTTAATGAGGACAAGAGTTGTGGCGAGTGTACAGAGGAAGGCTGGACTTCAGAAGGTCCGGGTGTTCCTTGTAAGGCTCCTGAGGAAGTAGAGTGTAACGCTGAGACTGCCACATCTCAGGTTAACTTAACTGAGACAATACCCTTTGGTGATCCTTTACCAGATCCCGTGACAACTTATGAAGATGACGGTACTCAGTGTGTTGCCACTACGACCACATATGTTCAAGAGTCTGACCCTAGTGAAACAGTCTGTGGTGATGGTAAGGCCCCTGAAGTCGAGGGCGGCGAATGTGTCGAATGTCCAGAAGGGTCACAGTATGAAAACGCCTCTAGTTTAGCTGCGTGTGGTGAACCCCCTCAAGAATGTAACGAGGATACTTTCACATCTCAAGTCAACTTAACTGAGACAATACCCTTTGGTGATCCTCTACCTGACCCTGTGACAACTTACGAAGACGATGGTACTCAGTGTGTTGCTACTACAACTACTTATGTTGAAGGGCCTGACCCTAGGGATACAGTCTGTGGGGATAACCTGCCTCCAGAGGGCGAAGAGTGTATTGAGTGTCCTGCGGGGTCACAGTACGAAAACGCCTCTAGTTTAGCAGCCTGTGGTAACAACGACGGTTGCGTAGATGACCCTCAGACAGAACGAGAGAAACTAGACTGTGGTTGGAAAAACTGCCCCGGTGAAGAGGGACTATTCCCGCCCGAGCACGAGTGTGGTGATCCTCCTCCGGGAGAGTGTCAAGACCCTGAGGCTAATAACCAAGGGCAGCCTCTTCCTTGTACCTTTGATCCTTGTCCCGGCGGTGCTCAGAGGGACGAGAACAACGAATGTCCGGGAAATCTTTGTCCTGATGGTTCTCAGAGGGATGCTGATGGTAACTGCCCATCTACAGGATGCGTAGATAACCCTCAGACTGACGATGAGAAGATAGACTGTGGTTACAAAAGATGTGAACCAGACGGGCCTTTAGTTCCTCAGGATACAGTCTGTGGTGGCGGGTGCGTAGATGACCCTCAGACACGTGATGAGAAGATAGCCTGTGGTTGGACAGTATGCCCTGACGGTATCACTGTTGTAGAAGACGCAAATGAGTGTGGCCCCAGTTGTGCTAACGGTGCTCTAGATTACCCTGACTGCTTAGTATGTCCGGGTGGTGAGCTACCTGATGCTGAGACAGGGTGTGGCGGTGGAGGTGGCGACCCTTGTGATGACCTTGTGTTCGCAGCAGAGAACCCCTTAGAGTGTCCCGGAGTCTGTGATTCTTGCGATTGCCCGGAGTATGCCGCAGCTAACCCCGAGGAGTGCTTTAGTTCACCTCCTCCGCCTCCTCCGCCTCCTCCGCCTCCTGAGGGTGGTGGTGGCTCCGGTGGTGGTGGAAACGCACAGCTTAAACAACTAAGCATCACTGGAGATCCTGAGCTACTAGCGAGACAAGAGTTTCCAATTACCGACTATTTAAGTGGCTTGTTTACAGGCAGAGGATAATATGACATACTTAGAATTAGTAAACAGTGTCTTACGTAGGATACGAGAAGAGGAGGTTACTTCGGTGTCCTCTACTACCTACAGTAAAATGATAGGTGATTTAGTAAACGACGCTAAACAATCTGTAGAGTCTGCTCACGACTGGGCAGCTCTTAGGTACACGCTGAGTATACAAACAACTCCGGGAATATTTAACTATATCTTAACAGGGAGTGAAAACTCACCAAAGGCTCTTACTGTAATTAACGACACTACCAATGTCTTTATGGAATACCGTAGTTCTGCTTGGTTTGATAACAAGTACACAGTAGAAACTCCAGTTTCAGGCCCTCCGCAGTACTACACGTACAACGGCGTAGACTCTAACGGAGACACGCAGATAGATGTATACCCTAATCCTGATAAAGAATATGACATTAGATACAACGGTGTAATACGAGGGAGCATTATAGGGTCAGGAGGAGAAGTCACTCGTTCTTACTTACTAACCGAAGACTCAGATGTTTTACTTATACCTGCCATGCCTGTGATACATCTAGCAATAGCCTTAGCTGCTCGTGAGCGAGGAGAGGCAGGAGGAACCACGGCACTTGAGTACTTTGCCTTTGCTTCTACGTACCTTGCTGATGCTATAGCCCTAGATGCACAGAAGCACCCTTACGAAACTGATTGGTATACCCCTTAGGAGCTAGTGTATGTCTGAACCACTCCAGAGTACAAACTTAGTTGCTCCTGCGTTTAAGGGAGTCAACACTGAAGACTCTCCGTTACAGCAAGATCCTTCGTTTGCTGATGTTGCGGATAATGCTGTTGTTGATAAACGTGGGCGTATTGCTGCACGTAAGGGAAACAACGTAGTAACTTCAGATGCTTCTTTGTTAGGTACTGATTATATACACAAGATGCATTATTTCTTTGATGACGCAGGAAACTCAAAGTTATTCAGTGCTGGTAACTCTAAGATACTCTCAGGTACTACGACTCTGGTTGACGAGACACCCTCGGGTTACTCCATTAGTAGCAATAACTGGAAGATGGTAAACTTTAACGATGCTGCTTACTTTTTTCAGAGAGGACAAGAGCCGTTAATTTACACTCACTCCGGCGGCCTTGAAACATTTAGTTCTTACTCGGGTGTTTCTACAGACTCTAAGTATTACTGCCACGAAGCATTGGCAGCTTACGGAAGACTTTGGATAGTTAATAACGGAGCAGACAGCCAAACTATTTACTGGTCTGATTTGCTTATAGGAACAGACTTTACAGGAGGCTCCTCAGGTTCTATAAACTTATCTAAGGCGTGGCCTGATGGGTTTGATGAGATAAGAGCTTTAGCTGCACACAACAACTTCTTAATAGTGTTTGGTAACCACAGCATTATAGTGTATAAGGACGCCCAAAGTCCAGCTGCGATGTCTATAGCAGACACGGTTTCTGGCGTGGGTTGTGACTGCCGTAACTCTGTACAGTACACTGGAACTGACGTAATCTTCTTGTCTACTAGCGGCCTTAAGAGTTTCGAGAGGACGATACAAGAGAAGTCTATGCCTATAGGAGACCTTAGCTTAAACATTAAGACAGAGTTTCTAGAGGCTGTTGAGAATAGGACAGCGCCTACGTCATCTGTGTATAGCCCTGAAAACTCTTTCTATCTACTGGCGTTCCCTGACCAGAATACTACGTACTGTTTTGACTTAAAGGGTAAGCTAGAGAACGGAGCTTATAGGGTTACTCGGTGGCCTTCAGTAACCTTTGAGTCTTTTGAGAGAAGCAAAGATGGTACACTTTACATAGGGTCTTCTGGCGGAGTAGGAGAATACGACGGGTACTCTGATAACGGATCTTCGTATCGCTTCAGGTACTACAGCCCCGGACTAACTTTTGGTGATCCTTCAAAGATTAAGATACTTAAGAAACTAAGGCCAACCGTAGTAGGTGCCAACAGCGCAAGGCTGTTTGTGAAGTGGGCCTACGACTTGTCTACGGACTTTAGAACTCAAGAGTACACTGTAGGTAATCAGCAACCGGCTTACTATGGAATAGACGAGTATGACCTAGGAGAGTTCACAGGCGGTGAGCTTGCTTCTAGAAGGGCCGTTAACACAACAGGTTACGGAACTATAATAACCATAGGTATGGAATCAGACATCAACGGATTTCCTCTGTCTCTCCAAGAAATTAACGTACTAGCACTTATAGGTAAAACATTATGAGCAATTATACAGTAACAACGGACTTTGAAGCCAAGGACTCTCTACAATCAGGTGATCCTGCAAAAATCATCCGTGGCTCAGAGTTTACCACAGAGTTTACAAACATATCAACAGCCATTGCAACCAAAGCTGACCTAGCAAGTCCTCAGTTTACTGGGGTTGTTACGGCTCCTGCGCTTACGCTTACAGGTACGCTGACAGCAGGACTCATCGACGGAGGAAATTACTAATGGGGTTATTAACAGACATTTTAAAAGGCACGGCAGATGAGTTCTACGGTGCTTTACCTTCAGAGATTACTAACCTCTACGGAACTTACGATGAAGCAGGTACGTACACTTCAGGTATTCCTAAGATAACAGCTCCTGAAGGAGTAAAGTTTGAGCCTTACGCGGTAACATCAGGAAGCCTCGGTAAAATCAAAACTACCGACGAGGGAGGAACTAAGTTTAAGCTAGACCCGAGCCAGCAAGCACTACAGGATCTTCTGCTAGGAGGTGCCTCGCGTTACTACACGGACGCTATAGGAACTGAGGGAGGCATGGCCTCCAGAGAAGCAGACATCTACAATAGGATGCGGGCTGCCCAGATGCCTGAGGAAGAACGACAGCGCATGGCCCTAGAGGAGCGTCTGTTTAACCAAGGGCGCTCAGGTGTCTTTACTAACATGTACGGCGGTACTCCAGAGCAGCTTACGCTGTCTAAGGCTCAAGCGGAAGCGCAAAACCAAGCAATGTTAGCAGCAATGGGACAAGCGCAGCAAGAGCAGATGCAACAGGCAACACTGGGCGGCATGTTCCAACAGGAAGGTTACGCACCTTTGGCTCAACTAATGAGTGCCTCAAGTGCAGGCCAACCTGCCGCAAGCATGGCTGACGTAGCCCGTAGGCAGGACGCAGAGAATCAATTAGAGGCTCAGTTAGCGAACATACAGGCTGACCTAGGTTCTAGGACAGGACTAGCTGATTTGTACTCAGGGCTATTCAGCAGCGCCACAGGAGTATTAGGATCTGCTGGTGGTTCACTGCTTGACTTCATTTTAGGTAAGCTATAGGAGGACTAAACATGGCTACTTATCCCAACTTAGGCGGCATGTTAACACAGGCAGGTCGGCAACAAGGGCAGCAACTAGGACAGGCCTTCACAGGTTTAGGGCAAAACTTAATGAAACCTGTGGACAACATGCTTGCTCGTAAGAAGAACGAAGGCCTCCAAAAGGAGGTACAAGACTTCCTCGCGGCCAACAAAGATAACCCTGCTGCTTTGAACGCTGAGGCTGCTCGTTATACCACGATGGGTAACGATGCTGTAGCCAAGGTGTTCTTTGATGCTGCTAAGGCTGCTACAGAGCGTTCAACGCGTAGAGCTGAGGTTGCTGACAAAAGCAGAGATAAAGCAGATATACGTGCGGAAGCTGTGGGTAAGAAGGTGGACGCACAAGGCGCAGAGCTTCAGAGGTATAGACTTGAGCAGAACGCTATGGCTGTTGCTAGGAAAACCATTAAGGATCCTAATAAACTTGAGGCTACCGAGGCACGACTTAAAGACGCCACTGCTGAAGAACTTAAGACTTTCTTAACTGACGCTGGTAAGACTAAAGATCCTAAGAAGCCTGATAAACTAGAGCAAGTTACGGAAGAAGTAGTGGAAAACGGTAAGCCTGTTAAGTACAGGATAGGCTTCGATCCCTATACAGGTGCTCAAAAGTCTCGTGTACGCATAGGGGAAGTTGCTGAGGACGAAGACAACAACAAACCCTTTATGAATACTAAGGCGGGATCAGATTTGTATAACGCAGCGGTAATAGAGAACAATACAGTTAAGTCTGACATCTCTAAGTTTGAAGGTATTATATCTCAGTCCGAAGAGTTAGCAGCTTCTTCAAACTTTCCTGTTGTAGGAGGCATTATAGGTACGTTTACTGACTTTGCTGTTTCTGACATTGCTGGATTAGGTAACGACATAACGGCTTTTAGAACCAGCCTAAACGAGATACAAATGCAGAAGGCTTTAGCGCTTCTTCCGAAGGGGCCTGCTTCCGACAGGGACGTTCAGTTAGCCTTAAACGCAAGCCCGGATTTAAAGGACTACAACGAGGAAGAAAGACTATCTGCGCTACGTGGAATGAAGAAGATTTTGGAAGCTCGTCAAGAATACGTAGAAGGTAAAATCCGATGGATGGAAGTAACGAACGACCCTAATGCTATAGGGTACGAGAGATACGCAGAGATTCAAGGTCTAGATAAAAGTATTGACTCTTTAACAACAAACTTTCCTCAGGCAGTAGAAGCTCTTGACAACATCGTTAAGCAGGCGTTAGAGGCTAAGAAGCTTGGCGATGACGAGACATATAGAGCAAAGATGGCTGAAGCTGAAGCGATTGACGCAAATCTTAGTGTAGGTAAAAACGCTAGGGGTCAAGATGTTAAAGGTTTAGGCTACCTAGACATGCTGAAAGAGAGAGGCAAAGCAAGAAGTCTTTTAGACTCTTCTCTTAAGAAGCGTGGCTATACTTATGAGGAAGTGAACTATGTCTGAAGAACTTCTAAAGGGTTTTATGGATAGAGAAGAGGAAGGCTTGGTGAAAACAGACACCAGTGCTGCTGAGTACTCTACTGACTTTAATGAGCGTTTAGCAGAAGTACAGGCCGCTTTGGATTCTGACAGTAAAACAAAAGAAGAACTAGAGGTAGAAGAGGCTGCTTGGTCTTCCGATGACTCTTTAGCTTCTGCTCAGAGGTTCTTCTCTAGTGCAGCCTTAGGGTGGGGTGACGAGATGGGCCTCTGGACAGCAGCGGCAGCAGCTTCCGTAGCCACTGGCGTACCTATCTCTGAAGTCTATGATGACATGCGTAAAACTTACGATGCTAAACAGGACGCATTTAAAGAGAGACAACCCGGAGCAGCGCTGGCTGCTGATATTGCTGGTTCTGTGGCATCGCCTGTGAATGCCCTGAAAGTTGCCCAAGCAGCTACAAAGCTTGGTCGAGGGGCGCAGACAACAGGCCGCGTAGCTGCTGAAGGAGCCGTGTACGGCGCGGGAGAGGCCAAGGAGGGAGAAAGGCTCTCTGGTGCTGCTACAGGAGCAGGAGGAGGCTTATTAGCCTATGGTGCTCTCAGAGGGGCCGCTAAGGGTGTAGGTACGGGAGTTAATGCATTAACATCTCGGAAGGTTGCAAAGCCTTTGGTTAATGAAGCTGGTGAGTTCATACCGTTAACTCTGGCTGCTGAAGGAGATGGTGTAGTAGAGTCTACGATACAGAGATTTTACAAGGGTGTTATATCCCCTGCTTCAGGGAGGCTGCAGAAACAGGAAGAAGTTATAATAGGCTCATCAGAAGAACTTAAAGAAGGGCTTACTAAGTTTGCTAAACAGGTAGACGAAGGCCTTGAACTCGCTGAGACAAAAGCTAAGGATGAGTTAAATCTGGCTTCTAAAGCTTTAACAGAGACGGGTGAGAAACTAAAGGCGATAAGGACAAAACAGAGGGACGGTACTATAGCCCCTTTAAGTGAGAAGTTAGAAGTCCTTAAGAAAACCAAAGCAAACCAGTATGTAGCTAAGGCTACTCAGCAAGCAACACAGAATCAGAATGCACGTAGGGCTGTCTTTAGAGACCAAGCCTTTGCTTCTGCCCTGCCTGCTAAAGCTTCAGCAGACGACATACAGCGCCTAGGTTCGATAGAAGACGTAGGACAGAAGATTAGAGCCTTAGATAAGATGTGGGCCAAAGATGGTTACTCTATGATAAAAGGTAAGAAGATTAGAGTGTCTGAGAACCAGTTTGCTAAGGATATTTCTAAGGGTGTACTAGAGGATCCTGTGTTTAAAGTACTTGCTCCTGACATTGGTAGCAGCTTTAAGAAGAATGTAATGAAGACTCTAGAGAGTGTAGGTAAGTTTAGAGACAAGAGTGGTAGAATAGATGGTGACGCTTTAGCAACTATCAGGTCTAGCTTAGGTACTTGGGCTTCTGCATCTGGTGACTATCAACTCTCTCGTGCTTACCGTATGGTGCAGAGTAAGTTAGATGATGTGATAAAGAAGCAGCTTACTGGTGACCAACTTAAGGCTTTCAATAAAGAGTCTGCAAACTGGAAGTCTACCGTTGTTCTTAGGGATGCTGTGGAGAGCACTAGAAACTCTGCCGTTAAGCGTGGTGAGTTTGACGAGACAGACTGGATCAAATCAGTGAGTAATAATAATAAGTATGATAAGAGGTACGGCACAGGCCCTCTAACTGCTCAGGCTAAAGCTTTGGAACAGTCTCTTGGTACTGCATCCAAATCACTAGCGAAGAGAGCTACAAACTTAGCCAAGGCTGAAGCCAACATGATTGAGAAAGAGATAGCCTCTCACAACAATGCCTTAAAGAAGAGCCTTAAGGAGACTGAGGAGAGCATTGTAAAGAAGAAGAAGCAACTAGCTTACTCCCCAGAGGCTCAGGAAGAGTTAGCAACCTTAATGATGAAGGAGAATAAACTACAGCAAGAAATAAGCGTAGTAGATGCTGAACTAAAGAAGCTGATTAATATGCGTGGACCACAGAATCCTTCTTGGTTCCACACCCTAGCTGCATTAGGTTTATTGGGTGGTTCCTTAATGACTGGCACCTTTCCTTCCTTAGTAGCCGCAGCAGGCGTGGGTGCAACATTGGCTACTAAACCTGTACAAAAGGCTATAGCTGGTCAAACAGCGCCACAGGAGGCTCTACAGAAGTTACTTAAAGCTGATGCTACAGGCGCAACCACAGACATCTTAAGTCGCTCCTTAGGAAGGGTAGGTGGAGGGGGTATGTTTACTCAGTAAAAGAAAGGGGACCCTAAGGCCCCCTTGGTTTACTTTAGATTTCGCAGTTGTTCCCAACGCAGGCTAATGTTTGACTACCTTCAGTCATATCACTAGCCTCCTCTATGTCCCAACTGAAGTCCTTAGGGAAACCTTTGGACAACCTTTGGTACTCCTTGGAATCAATGGCCTCGTAAGGGGCCTGTTGGTAGTTATGGTCTGAGTAAGGTAAGAACGAGATGCCACTGATCTTATCAAACTTATTGTACAACCATTGTCCTACCTCAAGGAACTCAGAGTCACGGTAGTAGCAAGTCATCGAAGGCTTATGCTCACACCAGTAGTCCTGATATATCTCCCACAACTCT